TTAGTCAGTTTTGGAACCGTATTTAATGATATCCATATTCGACATAAAGATTCCAATGGTAATGGAATTAGTGATATAAGAGTTCCTCTAGCATATGGTCCAGTACAAAAGTTTTTAGCAAGAATTGAGCAGCAACCAGAATTGAATAAAGCAGTTGCAATGACTTTACCTAGAATGTCGTTTGAGATGACTTCTATTCAATACGATTCAACAAGAAAGGCAGGAGTTACTCAAACTTTTAAAGCATCTGACGGCACAAATTTAAAGAAAGTTTTTATGCCTGTTCCATATAATATTGGATTTGAACTCAACATCCTAACAAAATTGAATGATGATGCTTTACAGATTGTTGAGCAAATTCTCCCATACTTTCAGCCATCATTTAATTTAACGGTAGATTTAATTGATTCCATTGGTGAAAAGAGAGATATTCCAATTGTTTTAGATTCAGTATCTTTCCAAGATGACTATGAGGGGGATTTTTCCACAAGAAGATCTTTAATATATACTTTACAATTTACGGCAAAGACATATCTGTTCGGTCCCATTGCTGATAGCACAGACGGTCTTATTCGTAAGGTTCAGGTTGATATGTATGCTGGTAGTGACCAAACAACTGCCAAACGTGAAATGAGGTATACCGTAACTCCAGACCCTATTGATGCTGGACCAGATGACGACTTTGGATTCAATGAGAATTGGGAGTTCTTCAATGACTCCAAGACTTATAGTCCAACACAACAGATTGATATTTGATAACTTATGGCAAATAATTATGGAGATATTGATAAGGCTCTCAATATTGAGAGTAGCATAATTGAGGTGGAGAAATCAGTAGAAATGATTGATATTATACCATCAAAATCTGATGATATTAGGAAAGATTATGAATACACAAGAGCAAATCTATATTCGTTGATTGAGAAGGGTCAAGAAGCAATCAACGGAATTATGGAACTTGCTGGTGAAGGCGGAAGTCCTAGAGCATATGAAGTTGCTGGACAATTAATTAAGAGTGTTGCGGATACAACCGATAAGTTAATTGATTTGCAGAAGAAACTGAAAGATGTTGAAGAAGATACTGTAAAATCACCAAGTAGTGTAACTAATAATGCCCTGTTTGTTGGTTCAACATCAGAACTTTCAAAAATACTCAAACAAGGTTTTCTAAATAATAAAGATTAGTCTTTGCAAATAATGAACGAGCAATTGAAATCATACAAAAGCGTAGAACAAATTGCAAAGAAACATCGTATGGATGTCTCCGATATTCAGAAGCAACTTGATATGGGTGCTCCTATTGAACACGAGCATACAAACAATAAAAAACTTGCTGTTGAGATTGCATTACAACATCTAGATGAAATCCCAGATTATTACACTCGTTTAAAGAAAATGGAAGCATCTGCAAAGAAGGAACATAAAAAATTCAAAGATGTGTTCGAAAATACCGATACAACGCTTGATTATGATTGGCATACCCCAGTTCGTGAAAGAGCAGATAGATATTGTCCAAAATGCGAAAAACTTGAAACAAGAACTGAATGCAAATATGGTACAAGATATTGGGATATGTTTTCTTTACCAGCAGAGTTAATTAGTTCAAAAAAAGATTATAATATAACAATGCCACATCCAGCAAATGAGGAAAAGGACTACGAGTATTCAATGGCTCGTTCAGAACTCAGCACCATTATGAATGCTGCTAGAAGACTGAAGAAAAAAATGAAAGGTGAGGGTAATATTGAAGCCTGGGTCCAGTCAAAGATCACCAAGGCAGCAGACTATATTGATACTGCGGCAGATTATATTGATAGTGGAGAAAGTAAAGTTAATGAAGATGTAACGATTGAGGATGCAAACGGCAATACATTTCTTCAGATTATTGATATTATCAAAGCAGACCGTCTCGTAAAAGAAGCAAAGAAAATGAAGGGTGAAGATCCCTGCTGGAAAGGATATGAGATGATTGGTAATAAGAAAAAAGGTGGTAAGGAAGTTCCAAATTGTGTTCCAGTAAAAGAAGGGATTAGTTTTGATGTTGGAAAACCTTCTAGAGGTGCTGGTGCATTGACACCATCCGCTGCTGCACAACTTGGACCAAAGGCAGTTGATTTACAAAAGAAAAAAGCTGCTTCGGTAAGTCTTCCAAGTACTGCTGGTGTTAAACTTGCAGATTCTTACAACTTAAAGTCATTTGATAACTTTATGATTGAAGCATCATCTGCTTGGCAGAGAAAAGAGGGAAAGAATTCTGAGGGTGGTCTAAATAAAAAAGGAATTGCTTCTTACCGCAAAGAGAATCCTGGATCAAACCTCTCACTTGCGGTTACGACTAAACCATCGGAATTAAAAAAAGGATCAAAATCAGCAAATCGCAGAAAGTCATTTTGTTCCCGTATGAGTGGAATGAAAAAGAAACTCACATCAGCAAAAACTGCAAATGATCCAGATTCAAGAATCAATAAATCATTAAGAAAGTGGAATTGTTAATACAATAGAGTTATGTTATGAATGATAATATCTACTTAGGTAATCCCAATCTAAAGCGGGCAAATACCCAAATTGAATTTACAG